AAGTGCTTCGTGGTCTTGGTGTACAATTCTTTGATGACCACCATCCATGTATCTGGTTAAGGTGCCATCTATATCACAAATGATTGTTTTCAAAATTTTATATTATTCTTATATATTACTTCAGGTGTAACTTGTAAAAATGATAGAAGTTTTATCCAACTATCTCCTATCCACTTTATTATTCTAGCAAACACTTTTTTAAGATAAGTTACTATTTTATTCCATACGGTTGCTTCAGTCAAAAGATTACCTTCTGTTTCAAAACTATCTTTTAGTAATTTATCTATTGTTTGTCCTATACCCATTCCCCAAATAGAATATCCTTGGGATTTTTTGGTGGGTGGTTTACCTCTAAGCCTACAAACAGGTTTACTTCTAGCAGCAATTGTCTTTATATATGCATCATCAGTAGCAGGATGATATTTTGCATGATTGCCGGAATGGTCTACAACTAAAAAACCATTAGCGGTAGCAGGACTATTTTTACCAAATTTAGCTTCACCAGTCATATTCAAATATGTAAAGTGATAAGCAAAACTAGGATGTTTATTAAAAGCATCCTGTAAATCTTTGACAACCTCTTTACTTAATTTTCTAGCATCCTCAACCAATTTAGATTTTATAGTTTTACCCAGTTCTTTATAGTCACCCTTTACATCAGCCGGATTAGATACACTCTGCCATAACTTTGAATAATTTTTTTCTAATCTATCTAAATGTTTTCCGATAGGAATATCATTACCACTTCTTTCTAAAGCATGATAGAATAATGCTGTAGCTTCACCTCTTGTACCTTCTCCCAAATTAGCACTGTTGCCAGTCTTTAAAGATATTTTATTTTTACCCATAATAAAATCTGTTTTAGACTTTTGTTTCTTAGCAGCCTCAGGCCAAAACGCAGCATAGTCTTTTCTCATTGAATATAGTTTGTCTATGAGATAAACATTAACACCTTTTTTTAAAACTCTATCTTTTTTTAACTGGGTTACAATCTTATCACCCGCATCGGGAGCAATACTTTTATTTTTAATAGTATATTTCTCTCCCTTAGCAGCAGACACAATAACTTGTTCCATCTCTAAACCACCACTACCGCGAGCTTCTATTAAATGTTGTTTAAAAGTTTTCATTTAGGGTTGACAAATATTGGTTTCTATGATAAGCTCAGCTAAGTCCCTGTGAGGGAAACTGAATATCCATTAATGTAGTATTCTATCTTTGGTATTAATATCTTCATTAAAGTCATCATCAAAGTCTGTATCAATACCTTCTCCTTCCATTAGTTCTTGTAACCGTTCTATATTAGCTCTTAACTTATCCAGTTGTTCATCCTCTGTAGTATCTTGATGTTCCATTTGATCTTGTAAGGACTCAGCTTTAGCCTTTCTGGATATCATCTTATAGTAAATCATTACTTCAGGAGATAGATCAGCTGATCCAAGTATCTTTTCTTTAGCTATTACAAACTGTGTATCATTTGTAAAACTAATCCACCGTTGTAGTCCTGTATGTTCTACAATGTGATCTGGTCTATCGTGTATCTGTTGTTTAGTCACCGACATAGGACATTCCACTACTAGAGCATCCTCATACTCCTGCAATATCTTACAAAGAACATCACTACCGTCAAGTAGTTTTAGAACTTTGTAATGATTGTTAGAAGTATCTGTATCAGCAAATTCCATAATACTATTTATTCTTATCTAATTTGACAGGCACAATATCATAATCAAACCCTTCGGTAGAGTAGATTTGTATTCTTTCCTGCATATGTTTTAACGTGTAGTTATCTTTACCATTATAACATAGGTCATCTGAAATGTCAAAGAGTTCTAGCTCTTGTTTATCTTCAGCAACACGGAGACCACGACCAATAGATTGTAATACTTTTATCTGTGACTTGTATGGTGATGCAAATATGATTGCGTGTATTCGTTTGATGTTTACACCAGTAGAGAATGTACCATAAGATGCCATAATCACTGCATTGTCATCATTCTCAACTAACTGCCTTACTTTCTCTCTATCATCTGTAGGTGTAGCACCATAGATAAGATGTACCGTACGGTTATCTCCACAATGGTCTACTACCATTTTCGTTAGTGGTATCAGTTGTTTCTCAATGTACTGGGCAAGAACAAGAATGTTTCCATCAGTAGCACACACCAGACTACGAATAAACTGATTCCGTTTCATACTCGTAGACAGAAACTCCATCTCTTGTTGATATGTTTTATCTTTCATCATTCGTCTATCAGCATCATTATGTTGTAATACCAACACACGAATATGCAAAGGTGATAGTTGTTTCTTTTCTATCAGTTCAGATGTAGTAGTGACTTGCTCGTGTACAGCAAACAAACCTTCCAACACTAGACGATGCACTTCTGTTCCATCTAGTGTACCTGTAAGACCAACACGATACTTACAATCGTGTAACTTGGTCATAATACCAGTAAGAGATTTTGCCTTGGCCAGATGGGCTTCGTCAACTATAACTGCACCAAACTGACTAAAGTATCTCTTATCTAGTTTATAAATTGATTGCCATGTAGAGATAACAACTTCTTTATTTGTATACTTGTCTGAACCAGCATACAACTTGTGACAGTGCTCATCTGGAAACCAACCGTAGTCAGCAAAGTCAGAATACATTTGTTCCACTAGACCAGTAGTCGGTACAACAATCAATATTTTTTTATTCTGTAGTTTTTGTGTGTAGTATCTAACTAAAGAGTAGATGATAAAAGATTTCCCAGACCCAGTAGGAGAAAGTATAAGACCGCGATTATCACAAATGATCTTATGAATAGCATCTATCTGGTAGTCTCTCGCCTTGAATCCTTTTTTCTGTAGAGACCAGACAAACTTTGCTGTAAGACTTCTTTCAAGATTCCTATTTTCAAAATCTTCTGATAACGAATAGTCGTGTCCGTTTTCCGTGAGAAATCTCTGGACATACGGTAGTAGTCCATAATAGATTTTACCAGTACCAGGTGAGAATAATCTGATCCTTCCGTCCCACATCTTACTTCTGACGGATGGCATGAATCGTGCACCGGGGACTTCAAAGGTGAAAAATTCCGATAACTCTCTTGCGATGTCGGGTTCACATTTGATGCGGATATACGCTTCATTAAACTTTTCAATTAATGCAGTCACAACTAGTCACCGTGAATAAACTTCTTCCATTCAATAGTGTTTCTTATTGTCCAGTTGCGATTATTGATCTCCTTTAGTATTCGTTCTAAGTAGTCTGCTATCTGTTTGGCATACGCCACCTTTTGACTGAGTTGCTGTAACTCAACATCAGCATCAAGATAGATACCAATGTCAGCTTTTAGAACCTTCAAGTCAAAGGGCTGTTCTTTATATACATCTGGTGGTGCCTTGCCTGTGTAGTATTCCCACTTGGCACGATACAACACCTTATAGTCATCTTGCAGTTTCTTATACTGCAAAGAATGTTTAGTGTACAACTTTAGGTACTTGTTGTGTATTTGAGGTGTACGAATAGACTCTAGGTCTAATTCAGTATCATCAATTTTCAAGTCCCGTTCAACATCATTATATAGTTCTTCAATATTCATAATAAAATAGGGTGAAGCAGTCAGAGGTTATTGGCTCCTTAACCTATGTATGCTTCCACAATATAGTGAGAAGATTATTAACCTACCCCATCAATAACTTAACTGCTTCTTTTTATTTATCTCAAGATGTACTTGACTGTACATCAAACCAACTAAAAGCAAACGATGCTTCACATACTGCATAGTCTGTGTCAGTCTCTTGTTGACTGTATTCTATATTACCTAAACTAACAGGAAAGGCATCATAGATAGTAACATTTGCTATAGGGTTATTTTTACTTGTCAAAACAGTCATCTTAATGTCTGTGTACAAGTTTCTATCACTGGTGGGTACTGAAGCGTCTGCTGTGCCATGATCTGTAATATCTTGTTTGAATCTTCTTATCTGACTCTTTGTACCTTTACCACGATCAATATTATCAGGTCGTGGCAATTTATTGAATTGGTCTTTACCACTAAAAGGAAAACCAATATTCTTTACCCAGTTATACATCTCCATATAGTTTTTCAACTGTTCATCAACCATGAAGGTCATGTTGAAGTTGTCGTATTGTAACTTATCACCAACGACTGCTATATCAACAAACGGTGTATATTGTGAGGCCTGCCCTAGTGTGACGCCAGGAATGTTTGCTCTTACAACAAACCATTCTGTTGTTGGAAAGATGGGTAGATAAATCTTAAATTGATTTGACTGTGAATAGTCAAATACATCTGGTTGCCGAGACAGGGCGTTGGTAGAACCAGTATCAACCGTACTGGTACTACCTCCGTATTCTCCGACCCTTAGATCAGTTGCTGCCATTATGCAGACCAACCAGTTCCGTCTAGAGCCATCTTAGTACATT